AGGAATTTGGCGGTACCGATATTTTATGGTACTCGTACATATACCCAAGAATCTATAGCATGCTAAACGGAGCAGACCTACTAGAGATTGCTCCTGGCAGAGGTAGGATAACTAAGTACTTGCTGAGAAACTGCAAGTCCTATGTAGGATATGACCTATCACCATACTGCATTGAGTATCTCAAGTCTGCCTATGATGAAGAGTTCTTCCTTAATAATGGCAAGAACTTTGCAAATACGGCAGATGGTTCTATAGACTTTATCTTTTCCTGGGACTCACTGGTACATGCAGATGAGCCTATCCTATTTGATTATGCAAAAGAATCACTGCGAGTACTTAGAGACAATGGCGTAGCATTCATACACCACTCGAACAATGACTCCATCAACTATGCAGGTAATCCTCATTGGAGGGGACACCTCGAGGCAAATAGCCTTAAGAAGCATATCGAGGAGCTGGGTGGTCACGTAATTCTGCAGGAGTTTATTACTTGGGATGATGATCTTAGGGAGTATTCAGACTGTATTACTCTGTTTTCTAAGCACGGCAGGGATAAGTGTATTGGGCTAAACAATAACCTATTCTCAATCATGCGTTCAGAGAATAAAAGAATTCTACAATCCTATCAGAAAGAGGGGCACTAATGGCTGGATTTGACCTAAACATGAAACTAAGCGACTTTGAAAAGCTTGGAGAGTCTGCTTACAACAAAGGCTTTGTCGAAGCCCTGACTATTGTAATTAAGATATTGAATGATAGGATCTGCTTTGACTTTAAGGCAGATAGTGCATGTGAGCATGCTGTATGTCATCAGAACTTTGAGCTGGCAGAAGGCCTAGAGACGGTCAAGAGGAGTAAGCAGTGAAGACTCAGTTCGACATCGAAGACTACTTAGACTATCTGACTGACCACCTACGCAAGACCCTAACTAAAGATTTCGGAGCAGATGGTGGACATATCGTAGATCTGTTATCTAATACAACAACACAGATAGACGCTATCTTTTATTGGATGGCTGACTATCCTAGGGATGTTAAGTGACAAAAAGATTTGGCTGGTGTATCACTGGCCACCACAGCGAATGTGCGGTAGTCACATCGGATAACTGGCAGTGCGACTGCCCATGCCATGGAAAGATAAAATGATCAGTACATTCTTTGGTCCAGACTGGATCTGGATTGATATATATTTTGCAGGAATTATTGAGTTCATGCTAATCATAGGCATCCTGTATTCAGCATCTTATTTATTTAGTTGGATATCTGACTTTAACGGAGCAATGAGAGTCTATCGTCAGATGAAAGAATCTAGTAAGGGTGGGGTAAAATACTAACAGTCAATGGCATTGCTTGGATTTTTATCTGGATTTATCGACTTATTAATGGAGAGAAGTAAATGACTCTATACTACGTAAAACAAGATGACACTATCTGGGGATGCGGAGATCCAGAGTGTTGTGGAGAATACTATGAAGAGATTTCCGAGTCTTTCGTAGAGTGCAACTGCGGTATTCCAGAAGAAGACATGACTTCCGACCATCTGCACAGTTGTAATGCTGGTGGACCAGTTCTGAAGTGGCGTAAGGCCAAGAAGAAGGAAGTCCAGGCATATCAGGATGGCATTGGTAGCGGACGTGTCTCTGGCTGGGAAGACGGGATTGAATGGCAAAAGAAGAAGGCTGATGATGAAGCAATGAAGCTATTTCGTCCAGTAGAAGATATGACCGTAAGAGAGTTGACAAAACTTGGATATGTTGTTAGACTTGAAGGAGAAGCAATTGGAAAGCCCAATAGCACTCACATCTATAAGGCAGAATAATGAAGAATAATATTTCCATTAAAACAGTTAATAAGTCAGCATACAAACTTAGCTATCCACCCTATACAGACAGCCTTGGCATTCCTGAACTAGAGCTGGAGTATATCCTGGTTGTAAATGATGAAGAAGTAGCTATCTCGAAGGATATGGCTTTTGGTATTGCTGGAGCACTTGAGGAGTATAAAGAAGAAGTTCGTAATGAATTTGAAGACAAGAGATTCCCATATACCTTTCACAAAACTTTTGGGGAACACAAGGGGACAGACAAATGAAACTAACCAACTACACAATTCACACAATGAAAAAAGAGATTGAAGAGTTTCTATTCATTAAGTGGCTAGAGGGTGCACTATGGGATAGTAATCATCCAGAGATTAAAGAGCTATACGAGAACTATCATGCCATTATGATTAAACAAGTAGAGGTAATTGATTAATACCCTTGACAATTAACGGTATGTAGAGTAGAATATACTTATGAATACAAGAGAAAAACTAATATCACGAATGCCAAAGGGATGGTTTCCATCTATTGAGTGTGGCTCTGGATGGGATCGTATCTTAGATGAAGTAGAAGAGCGACTGAACTATCTAGATCCAAACTATGAAGTGCACCAAGTAAAAGAAAAGTTTGGGACTCTACGCTTTTATTACACCCCTACTATTGGTGGTATAGTCCAGGATATTATGGATGACATTGTTCGTATGGCTGAATCATGGTCTGGAAAAACATGTGAGCTTTGTGGAAATTCTAGCGGTAGAGCTAATGCTACGACTAAGTTTGATGATACTGTAGATACCAAGAATCGTAATGGATGGTATAAGACACTATGCAATACCTGTGCAGGTGAGAATGGCTATCCATTGACTGAGGATGAAGATGATTAAGTATAAACATACTATTAACAGGATAGATCCTGCTAAGCTTTTTGGCATTGTTATTGAGAGACACTATAAATATAAGAGTATTATGCTTTTCTTTGGACACCATACCTTTGATTTTTGGACAGGATATCGTAAGTGAGTAAGATCAACGACTTTGAAAAATTACCTGAGCCTAGAGGTTCACACTTTGCAGCGTTTGATGAGCTAGTTACCATGGAACCACAAATTTTCAAGGTATCTCCAGAAGAGTATGCTCACTTAGAAAAACTTCTAGCTGAGCCACCAAAGGTAAATGAAAGACTAAGAAAACTATTAAGTGGCAAAGAGTAATGATTGAGATTCCAGTTGTTGGGCTTGTAACCGTCCTGGGCATTTTCATTTTTGTGGCTATCTCTATGTGGGTTGTCTATGTAAGTGGAGAACTAAAAGATCGTGGAGCATTGGCAGACAGAAACACCAAGAAGATTAGCCAGGAACTTAGGGACATCAAGAAGCGTATCTATGCCCTAGAAAGCAAGGAGAGATGACACCTTTAGAACAAGAGATATGTAAGCTAAACCAGATTTGGTGCAACTATGTAAACCTCGATCATTCTAAGACTAAAGATAGATTGTGGTATGTCACTCAGCAATTCAGCTATGGGGAGATGTATTACCAGGCAAGTCACTGGGGCTACATTGCCAACGATTTCGAGGGTACCAAGTGTACAACTCTAGAAGAGGCACAAGAAGAGCTAAGAGATACACTCCTACTAGAAATACACAAGCATAAGCAATATGCTATTCGTAACATAGAATCCTATAAGGAAGATGAATTGAATATGTATGAGATAGATGAATATCGCAGGTGGCTACAGGTGCTGAATGGAGAAGACAATGGATGAATTAGACTACTCAGATCAAGTAACCATTATCATTACCAAAGTAAAGTATGATGGGGAGCCTAGCCACTGGGACTTGACTATAGAAAGGTCTGGAGAGTCTGAAGAGCTTGGTGGTGGCACTGCTCCAACTTTTGCTGGAATATTCGATACAGCCTACAGCATCATTGCAGGCGGAGACAAGCATAGCAATTACGAATATAATGATTGGGTTTTCCTCGACGCAAATAAAAGAGATTGAGTTCGGGCGTAAAAAATCGGCGGTAAATAAGAGGCCCATCCAAGACTAACGTCTTGACATTCTCTAGTATCCAGGATAAACTATACATATGAAGATAACACTAAGTCTAGAAGAAATAGCCATGGCAGCTGCGGTAGCAGTACATCGTGGTATTGATGCTATTAAGCATAATCGTAAGAACCAGCATGGCTTTACAGGTAATGGCTGGACAGAAAACATCGAAGGCTACGGAGCAGAATTAGCTGTCTCCAAGGCATTGAACCTATACTACAGTGCAGGGGCTGGCAAAGGTTTTAAAGGGGCAGATGTATCTGAAAAGATCCAGGTGCGATGGGCAAGCCAAGACAACTATAGACTTATCGTAAGAGCACCAGACCAGACAGACCATACCTATGTCCTAGTAACAGGTGAAGCACCTACCTATGACATAAAGGGATTCATTCCTGGACAGTATGCTAAGCAAGATAAGTATTATAGCAACCCAGGTAATGGCAGACCAGATGCCTGGTGGGTCCCACAGGGGGACCTAAAGTCTATTGAGTTTATCTCTGAGTACCTATAGCCTTAGACATTACAAGCCTATAGATTTCATTAGCTTCCTCTGATACACCCATTGTAGACATAAGCTGCTTTACTCTTTCGTAAATGGGAATCTCCTTTGCAGAGATAACAAAATTTGGACTACCATATTGCATAGTCTGCTCTTCGATCTCTATGTCTCTGCTCTCTTGATTTACTGGGACATCCACGATCTTAGCTATAGCAATGGCTGTACCTTCTGGATCGGAAACAAGGTCATTGAAGTCTATGATGGTATCTGCTTTCTTATAGATTTCTTTTAAAGTTTTTATGTATGTCCAAGTCATAAAGTTAACTACATTCCATAGTCCAGTTTCTGGATCGAAGCCCTTGTGGTACATTCCAATAGCTGCGTCTGAAGTAATGCAGTCGAGAGGGTTTCTAACTACAGAGATTAAATGCTGGCCCTTCTTGTAGTGT